ACCTCTTGATGTGTCAGGTCACTTACCTCATCAGGGTCACTAGGTTCCAAGTCTAGCGAACTGAAAATGTCCAACTCTCTCTGCCCCTCAGGACGCTGGCCTCCGGCCAAAAGCATCTCTGAGTCCTTGAACAATCCTACCGGAACGCGCAACGCGCGAACCTCGGAGGTTCCAGGGATGGCGAGGGAGGAAACGAAAGGACGAAGATAATCCGAAAGGTAAACCCCTATCGCTTTCTTCTCCCTTTCCACGGTATCAGCCAAGAACGCAAGTCCAAGGCCACCGTGGGTGAAGGGAACAGAAAGTGACCGGGGGTTCGCCCTCAAGGGAACGAAGTTCCTTCGGATGAACTCTCTTTTCAATTCCTCATCTAGCCCGAAGTAAAACTGCATCTCCGAAAAGCATCTTCCAATCGTCTTCCCATAACGGGTCGACAGGGAGACTTTTCCGGTGTGCATAACTTCGCCGTGCCAGAAGAGTTGGGAATTCACAGTCGCGAAATCCTGGTCAATGAAGTTCTTTCCCAAAGAAAGCGATAACCCCACTTTAGGGGCATCGCCTCTCCAACGGGATATGAACTCTCTAGAACCGAGAACTACAACGTCGTCTCCGTTGATCAGATACTTTCCTGGCTTGGCTCCCGAGCGACTCGTAATAAAGTCATTCAGGAAGCAAAGCAAAGGAAAGGAGAGTAGACTCCCCATAAGTTGACCTGATGTTTGGCTCCCACTTCCTAATCCCATAGGATAGGAAATTTCGTGAGAACTAACCTCATACCTAACCCATTGACGGGTAGGTTCATGGTCGATTTGGGAGAGTATTCCCTCTACAAGGGCATTGGTAACGGACATCGGAAAGTTGTCTGTGGCAGCGGTATAATCACCACTGAGCCAGAGATCACCCTCCTCTTTCCTTGACCAAATCCCTTTCATCTGATCCTCGATTCGATGGATCCATTCCATCTTTTCCGAGAAATCCATCTTCTTACCCCAATTAACCCCATGGGTCAGCACAAACTGATCCTGGGTCTTGAGGTAGTTGAATAAGGACTTCTGGAAAGGCTGGAGGCACTTGGTGGTGGCTTCTGCTTTAGTGATCATGCGGACCTTTAGGGGTTCACAAATCGCTTGAGCAGTCACCTTCGGCTTATGATATGGCGGATAGCGCGGAAATATTTGTGAGATGGTTACACAGTCATCCCGAAAGGGCGTACCCTCCTTACGGAGGGTCACTTCCTTAAAGGGACGAAGGGGACCATCCCGGATGTCCACGGAAACGCATTGGATAACCTGTCGCCAGGCATCCGAGAGTTCCCGATGATGGAAATCCGTATGTTGGAGGAACCTCTCCCTAATCGTGGGGCCGACGTCAAAGACGTCTTTCCAATGATTGGGGGTGAAGAATTCCTCTGCATCCACAAATGAGCGCTGATGCCAATCGTTTATACCGACGTAGGAGTAGGAAGGTTTTCCCGTGTATTTCTCCAGATAACTCTGTTCCCGTTTACTTAAATACGG